CTCTTCGTAGGAATGTTTAGCTCAATAGATTCTCCATCAGGAGATACAATTCCCTGAACATCGTTTATACCTTCAAAAACCTTGTCCAATATCTTCCTTAGTTTCACAACTGAACCTCTCTTAATATTTGTTTAAACTCATCGGTGAATTTGACACCGATAAATCCTCTGGCTCCAATCGAGTCATTATAGTAAGAGTCATCAAACATAACTCCTGCTTTCATCTGCGCATATTCTTCTAAAAAGTTAACCTGACCCTTGGTATAGCCCACTGCCAGTATAGTGAACCTGAACTGTTCTTGGCCCAACCTTTTGATTTCTTCCAGCAGAGGCTTACAACTGCCCATATAACTCAACCAATCGCTCTCTACGCGACTTTTTTTCTTCTTGGTTGTCTTTGTACCATTCTTCAACGAAACTCTCTTAGAAGTCGTTTTTGAGCGTGTCAGATACTTTCTTCCGATGTACTTACTCTTCTCTCCGGAAACTGGGTTTATTTTCTCTATCAGATAAACAAACCCAAAAGCGTTTTCCGGAAGGTCGTCTGTACTATGTACTTCTTTTTCTTTGTATATCCACATATATTGATAAATTCATCAAACGATATCGCTGACTTTCTTTTTTGACCACATTCGACAAGACCAGTATCCAGCAGATGTCCGGTCTTTTTTCTGAGAACAGTTATGTCTGTCCCGAAATGCCTTTCTTCTCTTCGGATCGTCTCGTTTAATCTCCATGCCCGGGTCGCCAAAATTAACCTTGACCACTTTTCCGGTTTTCGGATTTTTGACATACACTTTGTACTTCTTAACATCTCCCTTCATCGGTTTCCCCAACTTCACAGACCTTCCCTGATACTCTGCCTCTGTGAGAACTGGTTTCCATTTGGATAGATATTCAACCAGTTTTTTTACCAGCCGTGGAGTAGTAATTGTCATTTCTTTTATAGGCACGCAATTAGGTACTTCTTTTCCGTTTTTGCGCTTGGTACCAACTTGTTCGTAACCTTTCCAACATGGTTTCATGTTATTTCCTATTTGGTTTTAATGTTTTTTATTGAGAACTCGTGTATATAGCACTAATTACTTAAATCGTATGTCTTGGTGACAACTTATCTTTTGTTTGGATTTGCACCTTTTTTACATACTTTTCATAAAAATCCTTAAACGCTGTTAAATTAAAAAAGTTTGATTCTCCATTCGGAGATTCCGCATCATAATGCTTGCCTTTGTAGTAAATCCAATAATGTGAGGGCATTCCGAGTTCCTTGTAATCCCATTTAGGTTCAGTCCCATAGTCTTCCGGTACAGCATATTCATCAGCATCGTAATCGTCAAAGGCATCATAAAACATAGCATCACTTAGAGTATCAACTTCTATACCTTTATCTTTTAATATCTCATATAAATTATCTTGGAAGACCATGCACTGTCCCTTATTAATATCACATCTCAATGTGCCATATTTTTCAAACTCTTTGACAAGTTCTTCAATACAGCTGGAAATAATGTCATTATAATCTTCCTTTATAAGTCTATATTTTTTCGTCTGCTTCAAAAAATCTACTTTTCCAAAAAATCGTTCATAGTTTTCTTGTAAAGTATGTGGTTTTTTCATATTATTTTCTATTTAATTTTATTGTCTTGTTGGTGTTATTTTGTATGCTCCATTCAACTCATCTTGTGATGGCGGAGTTGAAAGTTCTCTATATGAAAGACTCGATCCTTTCCAGCCTCCTCCTACGTATTTCAATTTATCAGAACGCATTTCGTATGCTTCTGTATATCTACCACCTTGCAAATAATACTGCAAAAATTCTACTGTCTTTGGGCTTCTTCTTGAAAAACTTACTGTACACCATTTTCCGTCTCTTACAAACAAATATATCCAAAGGTTTGTTCCAATACTTTCGTCACCACTTTTTTTTGACCGATCGTGAACGATGGTTATATAATTATCACCTTCAACCTCATTCATTTCTGCCATCATCTTTTTGAAAAAACTATCGTGTCCTCCATTAGACATATTATTATGCTCGGCTCTGGTATAAGTGTAAGCCTGAATATAATGAATAGTTTCGTGAAATACTATTGATCTTCCGTCTAATTTAATATACTCGGGAGAAACAGCAATAATAGGCATAACAATTTGACCATTCTTCACTATACGAGACGTTTGGCATATACCAGCAGCGCTGTGACCTTTCAAGGATTTTACTTGCAAATCCGGATATATCCAGTTATTTTGCCAATCATTGTCAATATACAGTCCAGCAAACCCTTTCGGTATTTTTCGGAACGGTCTTGTTATCTTGGATACGTGTTGCGGAAAATACTTCCTCATGCACTCGTCAAACCACTTCTTCATATCTGCTTCGCTTGCAGCATATTTTCCTTCTGATATTATATCTCGTAACTTGATCATAGGACTTTCACTCAACCTTTGGCGCGTCTCTTCAATTCCGCTTTAACCGCTTTTGCTACTGGCCCTTTCCACTGCGAAGCATTTGACAGAAAATACATTATTATTGAATATCCATCATCAAATCCATATCTATCAGTTGGGTTACGCATGGTACTCATTGCCGACAGATATGGTTCGGCATAAGGACTTACGTTTTTCCAATCGGAATAAATCATATTGACCAGTTGTTTGAATGAAACATTCTTTATATTTTCTAAATCAGCACTTTCTGCAAGTTGTCTGCGAACTTCTCTGCGAATGATACGCTCTAACAGTCTAAGTTTTGTACTCATAATTTAATCCTTTTCATTTTTAAAATTTTTAAATCTGATTGTTGCTTGGAAACGCAAGGCCGCCAAATCCAACTAAAATTCTACGAACGTAGAGTGGGTATTTGTAAATAGTATAAGGTTTTAATATTTTGCTGTCCAACAAAACATTTACTTTTGATGCCTCTTTATCAACGGATATAAGTGCAGCATTGTCTATTTCTTTAAACAATAAACTTGTCTCCGGAGACCAAATATCTTCATCCTTGTGGTTAATAATATCGTCTGGACTTTTACCAAGCGGAATCAGGAAGGAGTTAATAAACTTTTGGTTTACCCAAATGTAATTTCCGGAAAGGTCTTTGTGCCACATCGGAAAAGGTAAATCTTCACTGGATGAACCTTCTAATAGTCTTACTCTATTTTCCAGTTCTTTATTTTCTTTTTCAAGTTCGTCAATGCGAATATATAATCTTTTTATCTCGTCATTCAACCTTTGATTGATAGCATCAAAGTCGCTCCTATTCTCTTTTTTAACTGCTGACCAGTATTCTATCAGTTTGAGACTTGCGCCTCCACCAACAGCAGTTCCTACATACGTCCAAATTTCCTGAGCCGTCATTCATTACCTCGCGTTTGATTAAGAGTTCCATTTAACTAAAATGTTAATATCTACATCGTCTCTCATCATCAACGGTTGGTTCAATTTGGCTACTGCTAATAATTCTGCTTTGTCGTTATACAATCCCACGGATGTGGCGTAGGGAAACAATGAACCATTTGCAAGGCTTCCAGTAGCATCATCTATAATCAAGTCACTATTAGGACTTTTAAGTATTGTAGGATTTTGACTTAAATTGAACGAACCTTTTTTGATTCTGACCAATGTTTCATACTCATAAATAGTATGGGTACTTCTATATTTTACTGTAAAGGTATTACTAAATAACTTGTTGTATTTGGCATCAGGTGCAGATATAACAAATGTTCCATTTTTATAAAATACGTTTCCTACTACGGCAGTTTGATACATCTGCATAGAGGAAGAATTTGCCAAGGTTTGAATCTGAGATGTGGTTAAACCTTTGTTATACATCCGTACCTCGTCAAGCCCGCCAACAAAAGAATCTTGATAATCAAAGGTTTTGGTTCCAAACACAAGTGCATGGCCATTTACCGGATTGTAAGTTACCTCACTCCCGCTCTGGACAATGATTGAATCTTGGTATAGATATATACTCGATCCTGACTTGACAGCAGCATAGTGATGCCATTTGTTATCATTCAGGTTTATTGATCCGGACAAAGATAAAATATCTTTACCGTCGCTCCGTTTGAACAATAGTCTATTGGAAGAGTTGACTTCAAATCTGTATGGATATATCGGAGTAGGCTCGTATTCCGTTGACCACGAAACGTGCATTGTAGGCACTACTAAATCATTTTGATTGATTTTATCCAAATATCCGTAAACCTGCTTTTGTATTATATCGCTTTTGGATATCAGTACGGAAGTACCGGATGCAGTAGGTTGATGTTTTACCCAGAAAGAAATGGTAAAGTCGTCTGCCTTCAAAAATGTAAACTCATCCCGATGGGGAGTAAATATCATTGACTGACCGGAGAAAAATGCGGCACAAGCAGAGGCAGTGTTGTTTAAAACGACGCCTTCTTGTATGGTTATATTCTTAGCAGCAGACTGATCTTGTACTTCAAACTGGAAAGAATCATAATTTAGTACGGTATTCTCAAAGGTGTGTGGAAGGTTTTTCGCTTTCCGGAAACTATCATTGAACCCCCAGTATGCTACGCAATCGGTCTTGCTTGGTATTGAACCAGTAGCTATGGATATATCATAGATATTACCATTCTTGTCGTCCAAAAAATTAAACCCAGACGCGGTTATTTCTACCGATCCGGGAAGTATAGACGTTCCAGTTTTCAAATAAGGAATTGCCAATATACTTGCCGAATAGTTAAGAAACTTTCGAGTAAATCGGGTATTGCTGTGTTCAAAAGTTGCGAGAGGATCATTCGGAAATCTATAATAACGAGCATCAATGGATTTCCAAACAATGTGTTTCAGCGAACCGTCATAGCTATTGGTAGGGTAGAGCGAAGAACTTATCTTCAACTTCTCCCCAATATATAGACCTTCCCAAATAGTATATCCGCTTCCGGTTAAAGGCAGTGATCCAGAGTAAAGGTCTGACTGCTGCAACACATACTTCTTGTGTACAGTAACAGGCCGGATGTTGAAATCCTGCGGTTTAACCGGAGCGAATACGTGAGGTATTGACATTTTATTTATTTGTCATATCGTCTAACATAGACTTCAATTTGTTAATGTCTTTGTCCACTTGTTCTCCTTTCTTCTTGATAGAAGGAAGAAACTTGGAAAAGAAATTTGTAAGTTTGTCCCAAAAAGAATCTCCAACGGCTTCTGTTTTGGATTTGAATGAGTAGGAGCCTTTACGCTTGCTGATTTTTTCAGTAAGTTTAATCATATCAAGGGCAATACCTTTGGTTGCTTGGTTAACTTTTTCAAGCAAAAAGAAGAACCCTTTTTCATATTGAAATGTTTGTACTTCTGACTGGAACGTATTTATCGTAACAATTATATCTTCCAACTCGACTAACCGCTGCTTTACACTTTTTAACTCGTCAAAGAAATCCCAAAGATCGTCTCGAAGTAGTTGGTTAAGACGTTTTTCCTTGGCCTTCATACCAGTCTCTTCAATTATTTTTTCTATCTGCGCCTGTGCTGCATCTATCTCTTCTTGAAGTTGTTTGGCCTCCCTCAACTTAGCTTCTATTTCTTTGGTGATTTTCGGAGCCTCTGATAAACGAAGTTTTCTTCGCTCTTCTTTAACAAGTCTGCGAATATATTGTTCAAGTTTCATTTCCGTGGGCTTATCAAACTTTACAGGTTCGTGTTTGGTTAATTTCGGCCTATCATATTGATATGCTTTGCTCGAAGTGTTTTTATCAAACCAATATCCCTTGGTCATGGCAGCGTGTTCTGCCTGCTCCTTGGTTTCATAACCGATAGGGAAAAGTCCCTCTTCACCGTTAATCGTTTGCAAATACGCATTCCATCTGGAATCTTCGTCCTGCGCAATTTTTACTTCTATCGGAGATTTTTGAAACGGCTTGGCTTCTTCTTTCAAACGCATATTTCTTCTCATTATACTTTCCTATTTAGTTACAAATTCCGTATGATAACTGCTGTCAGATTCATAATATGATTCTCCTTCAACAGAATATTTTTTTTGATCTATTATGTAGCCCGGGTTGGATGTCAATCTATTTTCCGTAAACGCTCTGTCTTTCCACACGATTCTGTTATTAGGATATGCGAAAAAATTACCATCTTCAACCTTGAATATGTGTGCGCATTTGTGTTCCGGAGATTCTCCAAAAGACACGTTGCACATCATATTATTTTCGTGTGCCCAGTCTATTGTAAATAAATATTCACCAACATACTTTTTACCAGATATAGAAATCAAGTCGGCACTTAAACCTTGAAGTCTATGGCGTATTTGAACGTCTATATAATAGGAAAAACAGTCCCAATATATGTGTTCTTCTAACGGATGGACTGGGGCGTCTTGCTTCCAACAAAAAGAAGTAATAGGTCTCCGAGTCCAATTTACACCATTTTCAAGAAAAACCTCAAACAAAAGTGTTCTTGATTCTATGCTTGCGACAGAGTGAACATTACATTTTGTAAATTCTCCATACCCTTTGGTATGGTTGAAAAGATATTCGTTTCTAAAATAGCAGTCAATGACTGGTATATTCGAGTTTAAGTATGGCATTGGTTAAGAATTAATGTATTTATCAAAAAAACCTTCATCTTGTAGCTGCATGAATTGCTTTATCTGTTTTGGATAAAATCCGTATTCTGCCAATTCGAATTCGTCTTTTGGAAGTGATTTTAGAAAACTTTGCAAAATACGATTATTATAATCTCCCTTAAAACGCTTCTTTACAAACTTATCAAACTCAAAATTTTCATTTGGCAAATACTTAAATGACCTCGTGTCTTGATACTTGGTATCGACTTTTTTAAGAAAATCGGCTCTCTTCATCCTTGTCCAACTTCCGCCCAACATACGATCTTTGTGCAATCTCTCATTATACCAAACATATTTTATCATATTTGGGTCTAAATCGCCTACAAACAAAGCCTGCTTCTCCGCGTTCTCGAATATTGTTTCCGCCAGTTCCGGCCTATCGGATTTTGAAATATAGTCATACGGAGATTCCCCGGCGCGTTGTCTGTTAAGAAGTTTCTGTTGTTCCCGCTCATCCATATTTTTAAACGATTCAGCATACTCTCCCTGAACAAAATAGCTTCTGCCGCCAACCCAAACAGGAGCCTCTAAATCACTAACCCTTGCGGAAAATTCAATTATTACTCCACTATTTGCAAATTCTTTTTTTACTATGTTCGGATCAATAGAAACAAATAATCCGTAAGGGTTATTTTCCGCTTCGTAACTATAAATTCTCGCCGCTTTTCTCTTGCCCGTAAGTCCGATATTAATAACCTTCTTTACGTCTTCAAATGAATTAAATCCATGAAAAACTCTAAGAGTCTGATTGTCTTTAAGCGGCTCTTCTTTATCAAAACGATTTGGATTGATATACCTAACTTCTTCACGCACAATACCACGAACCATTTCGACTAAATTACGTTTGTTCATATTTTCCAATCAATATTTAAGTTTTACTTCAACAAGCGCCTCTTCCGTATATGTTTTAAATATAGGTTGGCTCAACTTGGCAACTGCGAGCAGTTCTTTCTGTTCGTTGTACAGCCCAACTTGGGTTATGTAAACCGCTGGATTGCCATAAAAATCATCTATGATGACTTGATCGCTACCAGTCACATAACTTGGGTTATTTGTAAAGTTATATTCTTGATTTCGAACCCTTACAAAAAACTGTTCAACATATTCCTTTTTTACCTTTCGCGCCTGAAAGCCCAGTCTGTCACCCGTATCATCAGTTCTCAACGCGGCTCCTGACATGGCTGTATATAGTTTCATAGCGTTATCACCAGCCACATCGCTGCCTGTAACAGTTAGAAACGAAGCGGATTGATCCAGTGTTTGTGCATCAAGGATTACAATGCCTTGATGTGGATATAACAAGCCATAGACGTGTGGTTGAGTCGGATTGTATATACCAGTTTCCAAATTGCCGGAAACCATATATTGCACGGCCCCCGCTCCGGTGTAGAGGGGAGTCATAGAGCCGGACAAATCTGAATATATAGTGGATAGGGAATTTCTCGTTAGAGCCTCTAAATTTAGCTTAGAATCGTCTATCAGTCTTATGGTCTTAGTTGTACCCGACAATCTAACATTCGAGCCTGTATGGGCATTTCTGGGCCTTCCACCAGCCTCAAAGTAAGAGCCTGAAAGTTCGGCAATGTTTATCTCAATATTACCGACATCCAGTTTATCACCCATACGATCTCTTTTGACATTGATTGCATAGAAGTGATATATTTCTCTGTCGCCTATCTTAAACCTTTGTTGTCCCGATTCAAGACACAGGCTTCTGTATTGACCATACACTGCATTTGACGGTGTATAAAAGTCATTGCCGCCTAAATCTTTTGAACCCGATCCTCCATCGTGACCGTATGCTATATCAAATTGCGGAGAACTTGAACAAGTGAAACACTGAGAGTTGTACACGGTTTTTTTGAACGATCCCGTATCGTAGGAACAAGTATAAAAGTCGGTAAGATTTCCAGTAACCGATCCGGTATAGTCAGTCCAAATACCATACGTCTTCTCCATCGTTTGACGCGGGAGTTTATCATCAATTTCAAACTTGGTATATACCCGACCATAACTCAGTTCTTTCGGAGGAGGCGGAGGAGGCGGAGGGGTGTCCGGTACTGGGTCTGGAACAGGCATATCCGGAAGCGGATCAGGAGCCGGAGGAGGGGGAGGAGGCGGAGGTGCAGGGCGAGACAGTTTTATTATCATGTCATCGTAGTTGACACCGCCCCTGTAATCATCAAACTTTAAATAGAATACATAGTTTCCATTTATTTCCTGTATCGGAGTCTGTTCTACGTTATTAGAATCTATCCATACACCCGGATTACCCGACCAAGAACCTTCTTCCTGTGAACGAATAGTCCAATTAGCCCCTTCAACGCCAATAGCAGCAGTATAGGTATCGGAATACACTCCGTTTCCTATTGTAGCACCTGCGATAATGAACCTTTGTGGTTCGTCAATCGGCTGAGATACTAATTGTACTGTCCAATTTCCTTGTAATGTTACGGGCATATTTCGCTTCTACCTTAAAAATCCAACCTAACTTTCACTAAACTTTCTAACGAGAAGTTCTTTTTCAACGGCTTGTTCAATTTACCAACAGCGAGAAGTTCTTTGGCGTCATTGTATAAACCAACAGATGTTATATAAACAGTAGGATCGCCTATCATCGTTGGCTCGGCCAAGTCGCCTTCCGATCCGGTAATGAAGGTTGGGTTATTGGAAAAGTTATATTCTTGGTTTTTGACTCTGACAAAATAGTGACTGGATTTAACCTTTTCACCGCTTCTTCCGGCAAAGCCGAGATAATCTCCACTGGTATCAGTATATCTTGCCGATCCGGAGATGGATACAAATAGTTTGTAGGCATTATCGCCGGGAATCTCTGAACCTGTGACCGAAAGGAAACTACATGACTGGTCAAGTTTGTTACCGTCCAGTACCACTATTCCAAGTTTTTTATAAAGTTTTCCATAGTAGTGCGGAGCAGATGAATTATATACACCATCTTCAATGGTTCCAGAAACGATATTATACACTTCGCCAGCCGATGTCACATCAGCAGTTGTTATTCTGCTGTCATCTATCAACCTTGTGACGGCCTGTGTTGGGAACACTCGTACATTTGAGCCAGTCCAAGCATTTTGCGCACCCCCGCCTGCCAACCATTGCGAGCCGGAGAGACGTTGAAGATTCAACTCTATATTGCCTTCATCAATGAACTCTCGCATTCTTGCACGGTTTACGTTAACTACGTAAATTTGATCAGTAGCATTGCCACCAATTACAAACCTTTCATCGCCGGGTTCCAGACAGAGTTGTTTATACTGACCATATATTGCACGGGACGGAGTGTCGTTTATTTGTCCACCTTCGTCAGCAGAGCCAGAGCCTTGTTTGTGACCATAGGCAACAGAAAACTGAGGCTCGCTTCCGCATTCACCGCTTGCACTGTTATATATTTCGTAGTAATATCTCTTGGATGTAGAATTTTGCGTAGAAGACGTGTAGAATGTAAGCAGATTTCCTACATTATTTGACCACAGGGCACGAGTAACTGTTTCTTGCTGATTGGGAACAATGTCCCCTACATCAAAACGAGTGTATATTCTTCCCGAACCAAGGTTGACTGGGGGAGGAACATTTGATCCGCCTCCACCAACAGCGGGGCCACCGGGCATTCCTCCGTTCGGACGTGCGAAGTCTTGAATAAAGGGATTGGATGGCAATAAGTCTCCACCAGTAGGCGCAGAAAGTCCAACATCGCCGCCAGCAGCACTTCCGACCGAAGGTTTAACCTTTACATCGTGTACCACATTGAACTGATCCGTTATGAGAAAATTTCCAGCAGCATCTACGTTACCACTCAAAACTACGCCGGGCAATACCTGCTTTGTAGTAGGCAGAGTATTGGCCAAAACAGAAGTGTCCGTAGCAACCGGAGTTACTTGGAATCCAGCCTCCTGCAACTTTCCTATCTGTGAAGAGTCAACTTTTTGAGTCGAAACTACTGATGATGTACTTTTTTTTACAAATGCCATTTGTTATCCATATATTGATTAATAATCACTAAGTTCGCCGTTAAGCATATCTATCACGTCATCGTGTGAAAGGTCTAATTTCTCTACCTTTGCTGCTGCGCCTTGTACACCCTTAAAAATACGTCTTACTTCGGCACGATTAGTCTCCATGTCATATCCATAATTGTCTGCCAACTCTTCTGGATCAGAAAACTGAAATCCTGCGTCTGCATCTTTCAAAAATGATGCAAGTGCGCTTTTTATATCGGTAGGTTTGTTGGAACCATAATCGGCAACACTGCCGTGCATATCAAAAAATATCTTAGCACCAGTTTCTGTATTTTTTACATATACCCTGTTTTTAAACGCACTTTTTCCGCCGCTCCACGGTTGTTTCGAAATCCGACTGTTAGTATCATCAAAAGATGCTTGAATGTTTCCGATAGTATAGACTTGCTTTGCCATCTCGTTCAATCTAAATTTAGATTTTTTTTGGTTAGAGATTTCTTGTAAAACTACGGATTTGATGTACTTTTTTAAATAACTTGAAGTCATGTTTTTTCCTTATGTTTTATTGTGATTGATATTCATGTGTACTTGTTAAGCGAGTCTTTCTACTCTCTTGTTCAAATGCGGGACTATTCCGGACATACCCCATACTTCTTCATAATCTCCGTCCCCTATTACAGCAAATACAGAATCATATTCGTCCGGATCAATACCGATATTTTCTAACACCGATGCTACCTCTTGGGAATCCGATATGAATTGATATTTGTGATCTTCCAAGTCAGAGACAGACTTAATATCTCCGACATTGCTACTTTCTCTGAGAGAGCGAACCTTTGTTCTTTTTTGTTTAGAAATCTCGTTTAAAACAACCGATTTGATGTAATTTTTCAAGTAATTAGAAGTCATGTTTTTTCCTCAAATTTTAAATAGTGATAGGAGGATTTCCAGTAAGAGGTACATTTGGTGTAGTATTAACAGTTACTTTTTTAACAGTAATTGTAACCACTTCGCGGCCACCAGTCTCGTTACCGATTATGGTCAACGTAGTTGATCGTGCAGCCAATGTAAGCATATTCGCAGTCAGCGTGATTGACTTTCCAGTTAATGTCACGGCTTGTCCGATTTCACTCTCAGACAGAGGAGCAGCAACAATATTTCCTGTTCCTGCATATTGCTGTCCGGGTGCTGTTTCGCTGATATACGCGGAGCAAACATCGCTGTCTGCAAGAATGAACGTATAGCCAAACGTACTGTTGCCATCCGTATAATTCACCGTCTGTGGTGTGATAGTTACACTCTGCCCCGGGTTCAATGTAAATGAGGTCTGTGCCACCGAAACCTTTGGAATACGAACGGTTCTTCTCGGAAGAGTAACCAGTTTATATTTTAGGTTTTGTGTCGGATCGGGCACGGCTTCTGTGATGGGAAGATTCTCGATCACTATTCCGTAGTAATTTGTTCCAAGCGGATGATCGGTGTTCCACAACGAATAATCTATTTCATCGTCTCCCAGTGCAAAGTGAGTGATGTTGAATTCGTTCCTGCCTCTTGACAAAAGTTCGCGGCCGCGAGTTGTTAATCAATTTGTTATCCGTTCGGCTTTTTATCCGAACGCTCTTGCAATTTTATTCTTGCAAGTTCGGCGTACATTTTCAACCAATTCATAACTTTGGTTGTCGGAGACTCTTGGAAGTTTTCTTGCTCTCTTATCGCTCAACTTCTACGCTCTACAAGGAATTTTGATTTAAACCCCTCTCGGTATTACCATCTCAGGCTTCACCGATTTTCCCCAATTTTTACTTATACATTGCTGTACAAGGCGACATCACTCTATCGCATCGACTACGACCCCATTACTATTTCCGATATAACCCATCGTTTTTCCTTTTTTATTTCATTTTTAAAATCAGTCACTTTCATTTTCATATCTTCCATCATTACCGGAATACTATGCAACCTTATATGACACGACCTACATACAAATATCAAATTTTCGTAAGAGTCGTTTGTTTTATATTCATCTACATGATGGAGACAGAGTTGCCGACCATCAGTAGAATTGCACTTGAAACAAACACTATTTTGTTGCTCCAATAGCATTTTTCTGTATTCTTTGTTTCTAAACTTTCTACTGTATCTTGTCTTTTTAGAAGCATTGTATCTATAATTATTCTCGCCCGACCATTTTAATATCCTGCTGTCAGACGCAATAGTTAAACCTTTATTCCAAGCAGATTGTTTATTTTTTCTTTTAGATTCTTGTATCAGTATTGAAATCTCAGCAAGTTTTTTATCAAGTTCTTCTGGACTCAACTTTTTAGTCCAATGATTTTTGCTTAAAATTCCTGATTCGCTTTGACGTTTCTTTGTTTCTTTCATTTTTGAAAATCTCCGTTTTCTTTCTTCCGGATCAGACAGCAAAGATTTCATATACTCCGACATTTCTCTCTTTTGTTCATCCGAAATAATTTTTGGATTTTTCAAATAGTAATCAGATAATTTTATTTTTATTTTGTCAACTATTTCTTGATACTCTGCACTGTCAGGATTTAGTCTGTTTTGCCACAAACACAGTGGATTATGCCCAGATCGATATATAGAATACTTGAACGGGTAGTACAGGCATTCCTTTTCACATCCACATTTGCACTTTGGAATGCTTCCTTTTAGTAAATATTTAAAGGTGTATTCCTTTGATGTCAAATTATGCGCTCGGCAGTGCTGTGAGAGACCTCGTACATTTTTAAATTTTTCGCCACATATCTCGCATTGTGGATTTTCAGCATCAACTAAGTAAAAAAAGTCAGTCATTACGTCTGGTTTTGTTCAATCCCAATATTTCTTTTCTTACGATAGATTCTATTAAAGATTTTAAATGTTGATTAATCTCCTTACAACAGTCTTGCTCATTTACATACAACGCATCAAGGTATTTTTTAAGCGGGCCTTTCGTACATCCAACCTTTTTTCCGCGACTTCCGTCCGGATTCTTTTTATAAGCACACTTGTTTTTTCGGTCAATAGAGTACGGCATTAGTCAATCTTTATCAATTTTCTTCTTCAATTTTTTAATCACCCTTTCCGAGCGGAGGCAAAGTGCTTATTTATAATAGGTTCTATTTTTTTTCTAAATTCGTGATAGTTTGACTCAGTAAGTGCTTGTAAATATACATCAGAAATCTGATAAGCGTGCCATCCGCAATTTTCTGACAATTCTCGTGCCATGATAGTAACGTCATCAACGTCGTCTTCTTCTCTCAACATTCTTTCAACAATAGGTCTGATTGCTTTTCTAAGTTTTGATTCCAGCAACTTCGTTCTACCGGATTTCCGAGAATACATTCTTCTGCTCTCTTCCATACTCTCTTCTTTCTCAGGATCAATAGTGCTACCTCTTGGTATAACATTGACACTTCCCAAATACTCTGCCAGCCGATCTAAATCTTCATCCGGTTTGTATTTTAAATAACCATTGTCAATCAATTCACTCACCAAATCATAGTCACAATCCCACACTTCATTATCATCGTAATCATACAACGTAGCAGAATATTCGCCACGCTCGTCCGAATCAACTGTAAGATAGAATCTATCACTGTTTGAATTTTCTTTTATAAACCTTTTTTTCATAGTCAATTTCCTGTTTTTACTAATCAAGTTTTGATTGATAATACGAATCAATGTAATATTGAACCAATGTTGGTTTATCGTATTATTTTCTTCTTCAATTTTTCAATCACCCTTTCTGAGCGGAGGCAAAATACCTATTTATAATAGGTTCTACTTTTTTTCTAAATTCGTGATAGTTTGCCTCAGTAAGTGCTGCAAAATATATCTTGTTAATATACTCACCACTACCGCCGCTTTTTTCTGCCAATTGTTCCCCATGTATCTTAAAGTCATCATCATTGTCTTCTTCTCTCAACATTCTTTCAACAATAGGTTTGATTACTTTTTTAAGTTTAGATTCCAACAACTTCTTTCGGTCGAAATTTTGATAATTTTTGTTCATAGTTAATTTCCTGTTTTTATATAAATTATTTTATTAGTTTGCCAGCACGATCCAAAAGTTCAACACCATTGATAACGTCCATATAGCTATTTGAATTTGGTATCAGTCCACTATACGAATATTCGCTGCTGGATCCGGCCGCTACTGTGAAATTTCCCCATTTTCCATCTTTACCGTAAACATATACAGGAATCTTTTTCGTGCGGCGTGATCCAAACATTTTCATATAAGAATCATATCCCAGCGATGGATTGCCGTACCATTCTTTTTGTTTTGTCCAGCCCTCCGGAAGTTCTTCATTTTCTTCTCTCAACATTCTTTCAACGATAGGTTTGATTACTTTTTTAAGTTTAGATTCCAACAACTTCTTTCGGTCGAAATTTTGATAATTTTTTTTCATAGTTAATTTCTTGTTTTTATATAAATATGCAAAATATAACAGTTTTTATCTGACAGTCAATTTGCCTCCAAGCGGACTGTCTTCTACTGTCAATACGTTCTGAGTTACTTCCCATACCGAAATTACGGGGCCGCCATCAACTGTGTTGGGAGAATTGATATTTATACCCGCGCCTTCCAATCTCGTTCCGCCGAACCTTGCCCTGTTTTCCACCGCACAACTTTCCTTATATTGATATCCAGTACATTCAAGCGATCTGGAATAATACCAATGGTAAGATTTAGAAACTGCTGTGTACCATTGACGTTCATAATGCGTTGAAAACTGGCCTGATGCAGAATAGTGATAAATTACTTTCTTGTAACAGCAATTAAGCGGAATGTCATCTATAATAGATTGAGTCGGAGCCTGACTTCCAGTATAACGATACGGCACACAATCTATAATACCCTTTAAGTTTCCACGGCTTCCAGTATGGTGTACACTTGAACCTGAGATTTCTATTGGGAATTTGATTGATCCAGTGATATACTTGTACGCAGATTCTACTACGGGAGAAACAGATGCAGAAGCATCATATACAGGAACTATTCCAGACTGCGATGGTGCTAATCCGGAAAGGTTTAAATCATATTGAGGATTTGTTATAGTAGGTCTTTTCGTTATATTAACCTTTGACCTGTTCAACAAATCATCCTCAATCAACACGCCAAGAATGGCATCTGCCCTTGCTGGAATAACCTGTTTGACCTGTTCAAAAAATGTATAATCGTACAATGCCAACAAGCGAACCAGTGCATTGACATCATATCTCTGCTGGAACTTTCGGTAGTATAATCCGCTATATCTTCTTAATTCAGAATAAGATTCTTCAAATTCGTATGAAGGGTCTCCTATATAATCATCAAGTTCTATATACCCAGAATGATTATATATATCATTATTTATTTGATCGTTTGGAGCAAATACTATGGCAAGACGATTGGTGTCAAATGATGCTTTATCATACGCGCCTTTCTCAGACCTTGCCACCGGACTCAGATCCCTTACCAACTGACCAGATTCCAGTCTTATTTTTTCGCTTCTAAGAACATTTCCGCCGATAGATGCAGGGAATATGTAATGTGTTTCGTTAGTGCTATCGTATTGATTTGTCTGTGCGCCAGTAAACCCTTTGAAGGACGCAGTAGTATCAAACGAAGCAATTCTGTTTGGATGGGAACTTGATACTTGCGTATAAGTTACATGACTCCATCTTTGTTGATCCAAGCCCAGCGGATAATATCTGAACAAGGTGTGATATGAACTGGTATCATTGGTTCCTTGATAGGATGACGGATTGAGTACATGGGCATTGAAAGTGTCTTCATCCAATGTTTCAAAATACTCTTTATATCCGTCTATGTTGCCAGTAAACCTTGAACTGTTACTTCCGGTCGTTCCGCCCAAAATAATGTAATGTGGGGCATTTGCAGAGCCGGAGAGACTACCCCACGCAGCAGCTACGTTTAACGATCCGCTCCATACCGCGCTTCCACTGTGGCTGAACCTTCCGTATAAAGAATCGCTGGCTTTTTTCACAGTCAAATATATTGAACCCGATTTGTTTGTGTCCAATATACTTTGCGTAGTATATAAATGAACCGACCAGCTATCATCATCAAACAGCGGAAGATATCCCGTAGTGACAGAACTTGAAACATACACCGATCCGGACAATTGCGCTTGTGTGTATCTCAACAGGCCATAGGCAACCGATCCTGAGTATGAACTCGTTCCTGTATATGCGCGGGCGTGTACCAATTCCAAGTTAGACAAAACGCGCTTTCTATTCGTACCATCCTCAATTGCCCATAACGATTGAGAAGCCGAGCCCGAATATTCGGTGTTGAACCTGAACACGATGGAATCGGGGACTCTGGTAACACCTCCCCACGAACCACTTGTTGCAGGAATCACTCTACGCGGTAACTCGATGTACTGACTACCAGTGACCCTGAGTTTGTAAATAAACCTGTCTTCTACGAGTGTGGGAATGTCAAGCGCCGGAGACGGGCCACCGTATTCTTTGATGGAAATAAGAGTCTGCGGGATGCCGTATATAGACATCAATGCCTTCACAGACCGTGGAGTACCTTTTGTTTTTAGCAGGTACGGGAGATTGTTTACTGTCCTTCTCCAAATCTGACTTGTTTGGTTTTCATACGACAAACTAAACATAGAACCAGTATATTGATACTGTCCCTGCTGATTTGTTCCTTGCTTATATTTCCAAAGGTCGGCTAACTGTCTTGTATTCTGCAATTGCCAGCCAAAACTCTTGGCAATACTCCATAGCAACTGATTCGGTGTTCCTCGCTGTGGATGTTCATCGCGCTCGTGTATTTTGGTCAGACTATTCACGTACATATAAATCGTATCAAAATGGTGTCCAACCATTTCGACAAAGGTAACAAAGTCACTGTTACCGGGATTCATTATGATATGCTCTGGAACAGACCACCACAGTCTATTAAGATTTAGTTCATCGTATCTACTGGAACTATACAATAATTTATTGTACCAATTCGTAACAATGGACGAGGAAAGCGGATAGTTTCTGTAACTACCGGAATATAAGAACTTTGGATACGGAGTTATGGAGCCAGTTATATCGTGGCTGAAAATGGAACTGGTTGGTTCAAAGTACACCCACTTTTCAAACGGATCAAAAGTAGAAGTCAATTGATCTATTCTCTGCTGGTTTATGCTGACAGAGGAAGATATAAACGGAGTATTTGAAGCAGTGGAATCCATGAGTATGGCAATCGAACTGCTATACTCTTCTATTTTCGTTATCTTGTATTGAAAATTTCTTACTCTTTCCTCTGCACTTGAATAAAATACAAAATTGTTGAAGTCTGTAAAATCAATATTCAACTTGACCAGTCCGGAACCGGATATGGTATTTTCTATTATTCGTTGTTGTGTCGGAAGATTTGCATCCAACAATTCTTCCCAGTTTTTGAATGGAGTAGAATTTGATGCAAAGAGAGAAGTGTCCAAATCAAAGTTCGGCCCCTTCATATAGGTAACATTTCCTTTATGAAGAGGCTGAGTCAAAACGATGGTATCAACGTAAGGATCAATTAACTCAAATTGAAACCACGCTTTATTTTTTACTTCTATTTCATCATATATAGGCTGGTACAGTTTGACATAAAAGCTATCGGCATCAAACCTTATATTGACTACTTTTTGAACTAAATTGTATCCGAAGTTAACGACAAGATTGTTGAGGATACCGTTATCGTTCAGAGATTGTATAGAAGTCTTAAATTGTCCGTACTGCGGAAGATAAGACTTGTTTACTTTAAAATGAATTTCTGTTCTGTCTGGGCTTATTTCTTTCACCAGTACGGGTTCAGAACCTATGCCTCCCCACACATTTTGAAAAAGGTTCAAGACTATCATGTATGAACCATTCTTCAACCCCGCATCCCCGAAAACCTTTGCCATGTCCATCAACATGGAATTGGTATTCTTTTCAAACACTGCGTATCCGGCATTGTGATTTCCGGATATATAATCTCCATACAACGAATAGATATGCACCTCGCTTGTCTGATTCTGCACTATCTGCGGATCGACCGGAATAAGTAACATATCATCCAATATAGCAAGGTCTTGATCAGTGAATAACTGACCATAGGCAGGGTCATTCAGGTTCAGAATGACATCTTCATTTATATATCGTTGGAGGCTGATAAGTAGTGTCTCGTATTAATACTTAATTATTAAATTTTTCTAAGAGTGTGTATTTCGCCGTCAAGACCATACTCAATTTCCCACCCATGACGGTTCAAAACTCGGTTCAAATCGGAAAGAGCCTTGTATGAGTCCTTTCCTCCTCGTTCTATGCGCATCGAAACAGCATCTATCATATTTCGTATTTTGTCCGGTGCAGACCAATACTGAGATTCGTAGTCGTCATCATTGCTGTCAGATTGCTCTATTCGCAAGCGAGATAAATTAGTGGAGAATCTGCTGTTCGCCGACTCCTCAATAAATCCATCATTTTTATATTTCTTAATTGCTTTTGCCAAATCTACTTTATTTTTAAAAATTTCAATATCCCAAAAATCGCTTCCATCTCGATGTGTTTTCACACCATCGTGAGAACTAATACTATATTTGGCACGACCGATGGGCGGATTTAATTTGAAAACCTTCTTACCCTCTATAATTTGTCTGCGAACTTCTGTCCTGATCATGTTTTCGAGAATTTTAATTTTTCTGTTCATTTTTGGTTTCCTTTTATTTAAAAAGTTTTTATTTTATTAGGATGTGGTTCAGGGGATTTCCACATACCACGCTTCCACCGACCAGATTTCCACGTTCCAGATTTCCACGTTCCGTCATGCCAAGTTCCATCATGCCAAGTTCCTGATTTCCACAGACCATTGTACCAATCTCCCGATTTCCATGATCCATCTTCCCATGTTCCACCGTACCAGTTTCCACCATCCCAATTTCCATTGCTCCACGTTCCCAATTTCCATGCTCCACCATCAAATATTCCGGATTTCCATGTTCCATCCTCCCAAGTTCCATCCTCCCAAGTTCCATTGCTCCACGTTCCTTTTTCCCACCAACCGGATTTCCATGTTCCGTATTCCCATGTTCCATTGTACCATGTTCCTGCGTACCACGTTCCGTCTTTCCATATTCCATTCATCCACCAACCGTCTTTCCATATTCCATCCTTCCACGTTCCATTGTACCATGTTCCACGTTCCCATGTCCCACCGTGCCAAACTAATCCGCTTTTATTTAACCCAAGAATTGCACCATTGATTTTAGATTTCAAAATCCAAGAAAAATACTTTTTTATAACATCAACAGTTAAACCATCTTTGAGTTCTGAAATTCCGTAACTTGATAATTCAGAATTATCTGACTCGCTCAGTTGCCTTTGAATTTCGCTGCGGATCATATTTTCAAGAATTTTAATTTTTTTGTTCATTCTTTGTTTCTCTTACAAAGGTAAATAGTTAATTACAATACTTGCAAATTTTTTAAGAATTATTTTGAGACTGCAATGCTTTTGCCTTTTCCGCATCCGCCTGAGCCTTGGCTGCTTCTGCCTGAGCGA